TTAATTATGTCCACCTGAACCAATGCAATTCTTACCAGGTTGCATATCTTGTGGTGATAATTGGTAACAAAACACTGGTTTAGTTGTGTAGTCAATAGGGTGTTGAGTTGAGCAAGCGGACAATAAGCTTGTTACTAATAGAGTAAAAATTAATTTATTCATAGTGAACTTCCTTTTGTGATTGTGATTAACAGATTGCAATAATTGGTATATCTGGGCAAGAAACCCACCCCGAGCCTGACACGGATGAAGTATAATTAATTATAGTCGCAGTATTAGCATTTACAACAAAAAAACCAGCTACAAATATTGATCCTGATGCACCACTTCCTCGTGCCGACCCACTCCCTGATACACGACCACCAGCCGAACTACTAATTGTAACCGAGGCTGATGCTCGAATAGTTGCAGCAGCACTACCTGAAGCTGTCCCAACTCTTAATTCGCAAAAACAAGCTGGAATAAGAATAACCCGTTTTTTACCAAAAGCAGGTATTGTTAAAGGTTTCCCATGTTGCAACGTAAATGCTTGAGCTGCATCATCAATAATATTCTCTGCATAAATTTTACCTCTAAACGTACCGCTAGCTGCAGATATATCCCCTTTAAATGTACCAGTTGCTCCACTGAGAGTGCCACTAAAAGTACCTTTTTTTGCCGTAACATTACCGTTACTATCAACAATAAAATTACCATTTCCGATATTCAACCTGCCTCCATTAATATTCGGTGATGTCAGAGTCTGATTCGCCCGAATATGCTTACCAAGGATTGTGCCATCCGCGATTAAATCGCCATTAACCGCAACACGGTTATTCACAACAGATAACATCGGCACTACATTACCATCACTGGCATTTTTCACCACGCCAAACTTATCTGCCATTACAATCACACTGCTTTCTGCTGTGCGGTTATCACCTGATGCACCTAGCGCAATGCCGGCAATCGCTTTACGACCGCCTGCAATAGTTTGCGTTTTGATGGTGTGAGTAGCAGATAGCTTGCCGTCTGTTGTCGCAACAGCTCTGCTTACCGTAGAGATTTGTGCTTTAGCATCATTGACAGATGCAGTTACGGTATCAATACGTTGCCCAAGGGCTTGATTGGCTCGAGTTAGGGTTTCTCGCGTACTATCAACTTTTGCACTCACCGCATCTACCGCACTTTCTAAATCTTCAGGTGCAGGTGTCCAGTCGGTGGCAATGGTGCCGAGTTCGAGCTTGACGCTGTGGAAAGCAAGCCATTCATTGGCATTAAAAGTACCCTGTACGCCAATTAATAAATATACTTCGCTAGATGTCCACGGCGCCGTAAATGTCAAAGTTGGTCTAGCGGACAAACTAGCCGTTACGGGGATTTTGGGGAGAGAAAAATTCTCTCCATCATTGCGCATCAAGTAAACATAATTCAGCCCCGTCCGCCGAATATCTGCCGTCCCTTGTATATTTAAGCTAAGAGTATAAGTTTTACCCTTAATAATATGGGATCTTTGATTTGCAATCGTCTGAATAATCCCCATACTGCTATATTCAGTATTTCCAAGAAAGGTTAAGCGAGTTAGGTTACGATTAGCAAAGATAGATTGATAAATTCGAACATTTGCAGAGTTGCCAAAAATAGCTTTAGTTTTGTACTCACTATCAATAAGCACATTCCGCCCGCCAACTTTGATGTTATCCACCTCAGTTTTCATATCGTTCCGCCACTCGCTTTGCAGCGTTGTGCGAGCAAGGCTTGCCACTTCGGTTTTATTAGCTTTTGTCGATTGGATATTAGTGATACCAGATTCGGCATTACTTACACGGCTAGTTAACGCGGTGATTTTATCTGAGTTAGCCTTATCCCCACTGACTCTAGCAGACTTTTCTTCCGCGATTTGACTATTGGCTTTATTCAAGTTCGCTGTAAGTTGATTAAGTTGCGTGGCAGTTGATGAGCGATTATCTGAGACGGCTTTTTCCACACGAGAGATACCGCTTTCAGCTGTAGCCATTCTTGTGGTTAAACCGTTAATTTGTTGAGCTGTTGTTTGCTCTTTTGTGGCTTGCGTAGATTTGTAACTAGTCAGCTCCGCACTTACTGCCTCCACCGCACTTTCTAAATCTTCCGGTGCAGGTGTCCAGTCTGTGGCGACTGTGCCTTTTTCCAATTTGACATTTTTAATATCTAAATATGAGCCAACAGCAACATTACTGCCGCCAATTAAAGCTCTGATATTAGTTAATTCTCGCGGTGCGATAAATACAACAATTGCTTTGTGCCATTCATCATCATTGATGACCGTAATTATTGGTCGAATTGCCCAGTTGCCAACATCATCTGATAGCACATAGGTGTAATTTAAGTTTGGCATATTTGTACGATAATCAAAGCTCAATACAGCCTTATCGCCTTGTTCTAAACTATGAGTTGATTTCGTTGAGTTATAAATACCACTATTGCCGCTCTCATTAACTTCGAGGTGGACGTAGTCAGATTGTTCGGTTATTTGCCCTCTTGTGTGATATTGTCGATACTTAGATAAATCTCCTGTGCCAAACAATAAATTTCGCCCACCAATCTGCAAATTATCAAATCTTGCATTAAGGTTTTGGCTTACTTCAGACAGGCTTTGTGCTTGCGTGCTGATTGTGCGTTGTAGATTGGACAATCCACTTTCTGCACTTGCCACTCTTGATGTAAGAGCAGTGCGTTGCCGCGCTTCTGCTTCATCGCCTTTTGCTCTTGCTACTTTTTCTGCTTCCAATCCTGATAAGGCTTGTTCGGCTTTGGCAGTCAAAGCCGTAATTTTTTGCGCTTGTTGAGCATCAGTATTTTGTAACTGCGAAATAGCCGTCCCCCGAGCATTTGCTTCTGCTTGGATTTTGGCAGTTAATTTTGCACTTTCGGACTGGATTGCTTTTGTGCGATTGGTTACTTCCGCATTGAGTGCGGATGTTCGCGCTTTTGCTTCATCTTGGATCGCTTTTGTGCGTGCTTGAGACTCCGCCATAATTTGCGCCATTGCATTGGCAACAGCAGATTTGCGCAATCCTGCCTCATTTTCCACCGCACTTTTAATATCCGCTTGCAAGCTATCAATCAGACTTTGACCAAGCTCGCTTTTCGTAATTTGACCGTGCAAATAATCAGTAAGTGCGGTAGCGTCTTGGCTTGGTTGCCCTTCTACCGCATCAGTAAATCGCCCCGCATTATCGCCATCAACCATTCGCACCCAGAACCAAAAGCGATCGTTAAGGCTCAATCCTGAGTAGGTGTAGCTGTTTGTAGGGTAGGCAAGGCTTACGAGTTTGCGTGCATTGGCAAATTGATTATCACTACTTACCCAAATTTCAATGGCGGTTTTTGGGTTCGCAAAAATGGGGTTACGCCAGTTTAGCTCAATGGCAAACATTTTTGGCACAGTGACTAATTCGCTCACCGCCAAACGCACGGTAAAGGTTTTGGTTACAGGGTCAGAGAGTTGCCCTTGGGCATTTTTGGCGCGGACTTCAGCAATGTACTCCCCATCTGGTAAATCCACAAAGGTGATTTTTGGCGAGGTTAAATTGTCATACAGCTTGTAAAACTTGCCATCACGATAGAGTTTGATTTGATATTTCACCATCGCGCTATTTTGTACAATGGCATCAAAACTTAACTCAATCCCCTCACTATTTGCTTGCACCTGCACATTATCCACTTTGCGCAAACCGCTTGTGGCGAGTGTGGTTTCTCGGGGTTCAAATACCGCGCCATTATCCACAATCGCTTCTTTTTGTGGTTCGTGTTGCAATGCAACAATGGTGTATTTGCCTTTTTCCTCTTCGCTAATTGAGAGGCATTTAAACAACTGCACATTGATTTGTTGCGTAGTAAGCGACCAAACCGTGTAAGGCGTTAAATCTTCTGGCATTGCCTCTAACACCGCCTGATTACCATTGGCGACACCCAAAATGCGAATGTCTTTGTGTTTACCCTCTGCGTTGATATAGGTCAAATAACTTTTACCCGAGATTGTAATCTCACGGTCTAAAATGGCTTTACGCCCCTCAATCGCTAAGACACGTCCACCGATATTCGTCGCAGCATAATCACTGTCTGCCACGCGAATAATATCACCAGGGATATGCATTAAACCTTCTGCGCCCACGCTAAAAGTTACGGTTTTAGTCTCTAATCGTTCGGTTTCTAAAATCCATTTTCCCGTACGGTGCGCCTGTCCGCGAGAGGTACAACCAAAAGCAGTGACTTTTTTGATATTTAGCCCATAACGGCGGATAAGATCATCATCCGATACCACCTCTACTTTTTTCTCGTAGCTGTCTGAAGCATCAATATATTCAACGTGGATTTCGTTATGACGTGCCTTAAGTGCGGAATATTGATAGCTAAATTCGCCACCCACTACGTTAGCGTTGGTGTACGTCCACACGGGGTCAGCAGGTCTATCCATTACCACAGTAAATTCACGTCCATTCCACACCGGCATTGCACGGAAAATTGAGCAAATGTCATTAATCACATCATAGGCTTTACGTTGCTCAACAAGCCACGCATTACAGGTAAAACGTGGCTCTTGACCGCCAAAGCCATCAGGCACAAGCTGGTCGCAATACTGGGCCACTTGGTAAAGCGTCCATTTATCTACGCTAAACTCGCCCAATCGTTGACCTAAGCCGTAACGCTTGTTGGTCATCAAATCGTACAACACCCACGCAGGGTTATTTGACCACGCAACTTTAAATGTACCGTCCCATAACCCATTATAAGTGCGGTTAATTGGGTCATAATTACTTGGCACTTTGAGTTTAATGCCGTAGATTTCGTAGTTGCGATTTGGGATTGAACCAAAATACTCTGAGTCAAACTGGATACCCACAAGTGCGGTATTGGGATAAGTAAACTGCGTTTCGATGATTTCTGTGTAGCTTGACCATAACGTGTTATTTTGTAAACGTTGGCTTTTGCTATCGTCAGTTAAACGCTCAACCCGCACTTGAAATGGCACGGGAGGCAAATCGCCGTACTCAAACTGGCGTAAGTATTGTGAGCTGTATTTGCCGTCAATCACCACAGGATAAATACGTTCACCAATGGTTACGCGCAATTCAACACGCGTGCCATTAGTGTCACCCTCATCATTTTGTGAAAATAAGGATTGCACACCAAGCGTTAAGCGCAGACGAGAAACTTTGCTATCCGTAATAGTACGAGTAATCGGCACGGTTTTGCGTACCTGTGCGCTGACTGCCACTTCTTTTTCTGACGTGTTAAACCCCTCCATTATGTCTTGGTCTTGCACACCAATGCGCCCTTGGGCGTCCACGTTGTTAAAATTGTAGCTGTCATCGCTCGCTTGGATTGGCGTTTTATCTAAAAATACGGATTTCACGCCATCTACCAAACCTTGAATTTCCCCTTCCGAAATAATCTCAACGATATTGACTAACTGCTTTGAGCGACCACTTTCTGGTGCTTCAACGGGCGTATGACCGCCACCACCACCTTTACCCATAACTACTCCTTACAATCGACCTTTTCTAAATCCCACTTCGCGTTCTTGCGTCTTATACACTTCTACATCAATCGTTCTTACACCTTGTGAAATCACCATTGAGCCTGTGAGTATGCGACCATAAGCCAATGGCACCATTCGACCTTGTGCAATCATATTTGCACGATTGGAAAATGCCGTGGATTGTTTTTTCTCCGCGTCATTTGGGTTCTGCATTGAGGGTTGTTTTGTTAGCATTTGTGCCACCCCGCTAATCATTAACCCAAGCCCAGCTGAAATTAAGGCTTGTCCGCCGTAGGCGTAAGTGATAGCCCCCACAACGATTAATACCGCACCCAAAATAGTTTGAAATAATCCTGCCTTTTTCGACCCTTTCAGCACCGGTGTAATATGCACCGTCATTCCTGCTTTGAGCTTGTAAAACAAGCCTTTCTCAAGATAGCGATTATCAAGATATTCACGCCCGATGCGCACGGTAAATAAACCTTTTTGGATAAACTCACGTAGCTTAGGGATTTGTGAAGTGAGGGCTTTAATACACTCCGCAGGCGTCTCCGCCTCTAACTTAAATGCAGTGCCAAACTGTTTAAGGGCACCGTAAAATCTAACGTTGACCATTGCGTAAATCTCCAAATACTATGTGTATGTTTAAACCAATATCCATCGTATAAATCCCGTTTTGATAAGCGGCGCGGGCTATGGTGTAACACCATTTGTTCGCCGAGATAAATCGCGGCGTGATTTGGCACATCTGCCCCCACCTGCATTAAAATCACATCACCAATTTGCACCGCACTTTCATCAGTCAACCTTTCAAAGCCGTGCTTGCTCATATTATCGAGATAGAGACTTAAACCGTCTTCCCACCAATAATCATCTCGTTCAAAATCGGGAAAATCTGCACCTGCCAAATAATAAAAATCCCGAAACAGCGTGTAGCAATCCATTACACCGTGATTAAACTCACGCCCAAGCAACGGTGGGATTTTGGGGAAGATATGGATTTCATCACCGCACACGAGCCAAAAATCCACGTCTGCCGCCAGTTGGGTTTGGCGGTCTAACAGCGATAGCACCGGTTCTCCGCCAGGGTGCGAATGCACAAGTGCGGTGATTTTTCCCAAAGAATTTGCCCGCAAAAAATCTTCGGGCGAAATCTCGAAATGGTTTTCTTTGTCTTCTGCCTGATTTTCACAAGGCACAAAAACCGTTTCATCACCCTTTAAAACAACGAAACCGCAACATTCGTGCGGCTCTTGGGCTTTGGCATACGCCAAAATAGTTTGTTTTAACTGCTCAATCATTTATTACCCCAGCTTATCCACCGATACAAATCCCCCGTAGTTGCGTAGATTGTTACGCAACTTACAGCCACTAATTAAGCCGCTGCACTTGTCTTTGTTTTTATCTCGAGTAGGTTGGTCTTTTTCATCAGCTACTGGGCCACCTGTGTAGCCACATTCGGCGGAGCGATAGAGCCAGCCACATTGCACCGTGATAGTACGAGCGGAAATCAACGCATTATCCGTTTCGGTGGGTAACGCAAGCGTAAACACTGCCACATCTCGTTTGAGCGTAGATAACTGTTCAATCACAAAATAACTCAACACTTCTTGGCTTGGGTCTGCTTGTTTGTTGCCATCGGTAAAGTTCACCGCGTCTAAATACTGCATATAGACCTGACGGCGGCGAACAATGCCGCCTAAACACTGATCAAAGCGTTGCACAAGCCCTGTGATAAAGCCGTTGATATTGGCAAGCGTTAATTCTGGGCGGTTACTTGGACCTTGACCAGATAGTGCAAACCCACTGGCTTTTACGCCAAAGGCTTCATAGGTGTGTCCTTGCCACACAATCGGCTGCATCATTTCATTTGTACCTGCATAAAAACGGAATAATTCACCATTCATTCCGTCTTTGTCTTTTAGGTTTCGCAAATCGACTTCAAACAGTTCAATCATTGCGTTCTGTTCGAGCTTGCTTAACTCAAGTTTCATTTGGGTAGGGATTTGTTGGGGCATTTTATCTCTCCAATAAAAAACCGCTCAAAATAGAGCGGCTTAATTTTAATTTTGCGATCACGATCGAGAAAATTAATTTCGCTAATCGCCATAATTTACAAAGTTTTTTATAGTGTCTGCCAGACAAACAACAAAGGAGCAACACTATGAAAAGCAAATTTAAACGCTATCTCATCTCACACAATCTAGCTAATCAAGCAAGCGCTGAAGTGCTTTTATCAAAACTTACAGACAAATTAGAAGTCATAAATTGCAATGAGGTTGAAACAGAAATACTCGAGGATTTACTTGCTGAATTTCTTGATACCTGCACTATCCAAGAAATAGCAAGCCTGCTGTGATTACGGAACCTCTCTAAATTCACAGCTAAATTCCGTGTAGGTTTTGCCCATTTTTGCGGGCCACTTGCTACACACGACTTTTTTACGACTGTTAGTGAATGGGTCGTGGAAATAAAAAGGCTCGACACCTTTATGCCGAGCCAAAAATTCATCCACTTCCAACCGCACTTTATTTCGCACTTTCACCACCACAGGATAAACCCGCAATAAATTATTGATCGCCCGAGACTGCCGTTGGGTGTAACCATCGCCAAACTCAATCTCATTGACTTTAGGCGAGTTTTCCACGGTAAATTCTGGACGGATGCACCATTTAAAGGTTTCCATTAGCTAAATGCGCCTCCTGCGCGGAAATTGGTTTGAATAACTTGGTTTGCCTCATTACGTGCAATGGTTTTCATCAGCTCAAGGGTGATTTCAAGTTGATCGCCTTTTTGCTTCGTGCTGACTTCCGCTTGCACAGGTTCGCCTTGGTTGATCACTTTGACGGTGATGTTTTGCGTGCTGTTATTGGCTCGCTGTCCAATCACTGGTACTTTCGGCACAGCCACACCGCCACCATTAGCAAAACCACGGCGACCCGCGAAAGCTCCACCATAGTTGAGGTAGTTAAGATAATCTAACCCAATACGGCTTGTCGCTTCTTTGGTGATGACATACTCGCCTTTATGTACAATGCCAGCGGGAGTATATTTGCCACCTAGTCCTGTAAAACCACCCGTATCAAAGCCAACCAAACCGCCTTTCCAGTGTTGAGTAGGTGCGGTTACCTCTCCGCCCCCTGAAAAACCACCAAAGGCAGAAGAAATCGCTTTAAACATTGCCATTCGGATTGTCATTTGAACAATATCTTTGATGATTGACCGAGCAAGATCACCAAAATTGGCTTTTCCAGTCATCGCCAATTCCGTTAGTGCGTCTGACATCCCATTAAAGGCGTTTACGGTGATGTTTTCCATATTTTTAGCTACGTCGGTAACATCGGCTTTAATTGTTTCCCAGCCTTTCTTGATGCCTAGCACGGGATCACTTTTGGCTTTTTCTTTTTGCTCTAGGATAAGGGCATAGCGTTCTTTTAGTTTGGCAATTTCTTCATCAAGCTTCGCAATGTTTTCTTTAGACATTCCAATTTTTAAACGGGCTGCTTCCGTATCAAGTTGGTTGCCATAACGCAATAATTCTTGTTCTTGACGGCTTTTGCCTAATAACTCAAGCTCAAATTCCATTGCATCAAGTTTTTCTTTATTGCTGTACTTAAATTGTGCGATATTAACTGCTTGCTGTGCCTTGTCAATTTGCTCCGCCATCGCTTTTAACTTAGCAAGACCTTCCGACCCAAAATGCTTATATTTTTCAGCATTGACTGCAATATCTTGAGTGAGTTTATTCACTTCTTGATATTGGCTGGGTTCACCATAAAGAGCTATATCACTTGCATTGGCTTTTAGCTCCGCCAAGCGTTGTTGCATTTGGGTAAGTTGATCAGTGTACTGCTTGACGTAATCAGTCTTTGATTTTTTACTTCCGCCCGATCTTCTATTGCTCTCTTTGGCTAACTCCGCACTTACATAGGCATCAACGAACTTATCTTTCGCTTCGCCTTGATAGCCTTTATTTTTTGCTGCTTGCTCCGCATCGTGCTTATACAACGCTTTTCCTTTTAAGCCCGCGCGCACTTTATCCGCAGCTAACTTGTTGAGGTCTTCTTGCAGTTTATCATTGGCATATCCTACAATTTTATCGCCTTGTTGGAATGCCAAAATCCCTTGTCCTGCAAACATTGAAAACAAAGACTGCAATTTATTCTTCGCGTCTTCTGCGGAGATACCCAACTCGTCCAATGATTTGCTAAATAAAAAGGTTTTATCGGTGACATCTGGGGTTTTACTTGAGCCAATGCCCAAAAGTTGATTGTAATGTTCCCGGGTAGCGTTATAGCGTTCATTAGTCGCATCTAAATCCCGCATTGACTGATCCAAATCTGCGTTGAGGTCGATTAACTCGCCCTGAACTTTTTTCACCTTTTCCGCATTACTTGCAAACGAATAAAGAGAGTCTGCACCATAGTTAAGCATTTCCCCTTTATTGAGTTCCTCAAGTTGTTTCTGTAATTCCGCTGCCTTTTTCTTTTGCTCCTCAATTTTTTTGTTAAATGCCGCTTTGCTTTCTTCAAGGTCTTTCAGTTGTTTTTGCAATGCCGCCGCAGACATTTTTTCTAATGCAGCTTTACTTGCATCAACCGATTGCACATAATCTTTGGCTTTTTGCGTTGCTTCATCTGTGGCATCTGCGGTAGCGAACCAATACCCCGCAAACGAGGCAACGACGGTAAGTGCGGTTATTCCCAACATAAGCGGATTGGATAAAAATGCCGCTTTCATCATTTGAAGTTCCGCGGTTACTCCCCGCACAACACCGCGGTAAACATTCATCAACGCGCTTGATTTAATTAAGCCCGCTTGATATGCACTTTGTGCGACCGCGTTTTCCATATACGCGACTTTAACGCCTTGCTTTACAGCAATAACCTGTTCTTCTGCCGCTTTTTGCAATTTTGTCATCGCAAGTTCTTGCTGTCGAAGACTCAATATTTGGGAGGTTAACGCCGCACGCTGTTCTTGCGTTGTCGCACTTTTTAAGCGAGCAACCAATAATTCGCGTTCCACCACAATTTGTTGCTTGGCGTAAGCGATATTCTGCACTTCAGCTTGTGCAAGGTTATATTCAGAGCGCGCTTTTTCATAGTTCGCTTGTGTCGTGAGTGATAAGGTTTTCGCCGCCTCACGCTCTACAATTTGTTTTTCTTTTGCAATTTTTAGCGATTTTTGATATTCAGCGAGTTGTTGGATTTTTGGGCGCGCTAAAAAGTATCCTCCCACTAACGCGAATTGCCCCGCCCTTTCCGCTAACGTATCAAAATTATTCGCAATGGTATTCACCACATCTGCGATGGATTTTGTACTCACCAGCCCTTGATTGAGTTCACCCACCCATTTTTGCGCGGCGTTATTTAAATTAACAAAAGCGCCCGATAAGGTTGTATCATTCGCACTAAATAAACGGTCAATTTCAACCCCCATTTTTTGTAATGCTTTGATGATAACATCAGTGGTTAAAACGCCTTTTTCACCCAACTCTTTTAATGCGCCAACTGGCACACCTAAACCATCGGCGATCGCTTTCGCTAAGGCTGGCGTTTGCGTCATTACCGAAGATAATTCTTGACCATTTAACCGCCCTTTATCTAAAGCTTGGCTAAACTGCAAAAGCCCCGCCTCGGCAGAAGCTGCGCTCACCCCCGATAAGGCAATGGTTTTATTTACCGTTTCCGTTAGGCGAGCCACCTCACTTTGAGCAATCCCAAGCTCTTTTGCGCTGCTTGCAAATTTAGTGTAGACCTGTGCTGTTGCATCCGCAGATTGAAAGGTTTTTGACGAAATATCATAAACTGCCTGAATGGCCTTTGCTTCGCTTACACTATCTTCCGTTACTAACTTAATACGGTTTTTTAATTCAGTATGCGCATCGGCTAATTTAATAATTTGTTGCGCTGCATTTTTTGCTGAACCGCCCAATACTCGAGTAGCGGTTTCAACCAGCTGCCATTTTGTGGAATTATTAATGGAATTAGCGGCTTTTTCGATATTGTTTAAATATTTTGTGGTACGTTCCGAAAAGGTTTTTACACGCTGTTGGGCATTTTCAAAGTTGACCTGTAGCTGTTTTGTGAACTTCTGTGTTTTGTAATCTGAGCTATTTAATGCTTTTTCAAAGTCTAAGGTGTTTAACCCTAGATAAATATTAAGACCACCAAGTGAACCTGACATAAACTTTTCTCCATAAAAAAACCTTGCTATAAGAGCAAGGTTTTATAATCGTATAAAGGGATTTATTTATTTTGTGGGGCTTTAAATCCATTAATTATAGCACTTAAGAAAAAGGCGATAATTAAAGCCCCCCACCAAGGAATGCTAATATCAAAATAAATCATTCCTGCGATAAATAAACCTATTGGTATCAAAAAAAGTAGAGGCAAGATAATCAGCGACCAAGAAAAACGTAGTAATCCCCGAATAAAAAACATTAGATCTGACATATTCCCTCCTAAATTTTATTTTCCAATCTACCAAATCCCCACTGGCAGTCAAGCTATTTCAATAAAGAAAACAATAAACTTTTTCCTGCTAATTTGATTGCCTCAAAAGATAAATCAATCCCTTTGGTTTTAATGGTTTGTTTAATTTTATTCCACGCGGTATCATTTCGGATTTTGTCGAGAAACTCGTGTCCTTGCCACGTTAGCTTATGTTGAGAATCAATTAATTGTGATTGCTTCAACAATAGGTAGTGATATTCCACCACCGCGGGCGGAAAGCCTTTTATGCCTCCATTGTCTAATGACGTAAGTGCCAATTTGAACAAAATTTTGCGGATAAGCTCCCAATTTCGTTTCATTTGATTCTCCTGCAACCGCACTTAAACTAAAGTGCGGTGATTTTTTGTGAAATTTATTTCACATAGCCTAATTTTGGCATTGTTGCTGCGGTTACTGCTTGTTCAAAATCATTGAGCCAAACCGTAAATTCGTGGTGAATGTCAAAAAGCCCTGCCGCTAAATCATTGCGGACGTAAGGCTCATAGCCCATTATTTGGTGAATTTGTCGCAATGCTGTTTCCGCTTTTTGGGCTTTGGCGACCGCGAGACGATGAAATTTCACTAAAGCTTGGGCGGTATTAAGCCCAATGGAAATATATTCTTGTTTTTCTGGAATAATCAATTCACCTTCTAAGATAATTTTGTGAGCATATTCCACCGCTTGCGGTAGTTGCTCTCTACTTAATTCGTCAATGTGATTTACATTAAAGCGTTGATGGATTAGCTGATAAGCGTCAGAGTAGATTAAACCTTTTTTGCTCACTAGCATATTGACTGCATCGCGTAAACCTGTGCGATCATCAACTGTGGTTTGCGATCTTTCTGCCTTGCCTTTATTCCAATAATCAAACAACGCCTGATAGCATTCTCTTTTGTATGTAATCAAGGTTTCTCTGATTTCAGGTTTCACACGTTTTACATCAATGCCAAATAACCAGCCGTTAAGGTATTGGATTGGGAGGCAGAGCATTTGGCGTTCTTTCCCATCTTCGGCAACCATTCTTATGATAAGAACAGTTGACTTTAAAACATCATCACGTTTAATACGATTAAATTGAGATTCCCATTGCAGTCCAATATTTTCACAAATCGGTTTCATTGCAGTGTAGTATGTACCGTTTTGTTCAAAAGTAACTAAAGATTGATTGTGAAATTGAAGTGTTTGAGTTGAAATTAGATTAGACATAATCCATCTCCTGTTTATATTTTTCGAAATTATCAACTATATTCATAATGAATATGGTTGGTGCCGAGAGGTTCGAAAGCCAAAACAGGATGGCTGGAGTTATTCCCCGAAGGTATTGTATTCCTCACCCTCTCGACATTGAGCAAATATACCGTTTTTCGTTTACTAAATTTGGCTGAGAAAAGGAGAAACACCAAATTCTAGATACAAAAAAACCGCATTGGATTTCGGTTGCGGATTACCGCCTGTTTTAAGGTTACGACACCTATGAGGTTAATATAAAAGAAAACCCCGTTGAGGTCAACAGGGTTTGTGATAATAATATAGTTATTTCTTAGAGCAAAAAGTCGTATTTCGCATTGAATTATGTGCTATCACATCTTGAATATTGTGAATAACTACATCATCCTTTATTAAAAGTGCTTGGGTCTTATAACCTGTATATGCTCCATACGAATTTTTACCATTCAATGTCACACACGTTAGATAACCGAATTTATATGTGCCAAAATCCTTTATCCAAACTCGAGCTGGTTTTGTGATTTCTTTATATTTTAAGCTATCTGGATCTTTTGCAACTTCCTCATAATAGGATTTGACTATATTTTGATAGTTAGCTGGATAATTGCCGTAATCCGCGGCGGCAATTTGTTCTTGAGTCAAATTAGTTGCACACCCCGCCAATACCGCACTAACCAATCCAATTAATACTAATTTTTTCATAATTAACTCCTAAACTAAAAAATAGGAGTTAATCATACCAAAATCAGGCGAGTTTTAAAGTGATAGAGATCACATCACCACCAACGGATCGCAGTGATTAAATCAGGCAACAGCCATAAAATGACACCTATACATATTGCTAATCCACAGCTTTTAAAGAGAAAACGTAATCCAGTCGCAATATCTTTCCCTGCTTTATCTGCACCTTGTTCGCTCATATTTCCTCCCACGAAGAAACCTAAAATAAGTTTGATTACATTACTAATACTGCTATAATCCTGCATATAAATTATTCCTTTTAAGTATGGATTATTAGGAATGAAAACCCCGAAGTGCTGCAAACGCTTCGGGGTTTGTTTTATCTTTGAGCCAAAAACATCTCGCTACCATCATCAAAATCTTGGTTATTTTCCACCGCACTTTGGTTAGCAAAAAACGGCATAAACTCGGTGAGTTTTGGGCTGTCTTTTTTCGGATCGCTGTTAATCGCCGCTAAAAGATAGGCAATTTGTGCGGTGCGATAATCTTCACGCCACAAGCCGAACGGTTGTTCTTGGTAGAATTGTTCATATTCTTGCAAGTGGCGCTCTGGCATTGATTCGATTTCTGATAGCGTTTTGCCCAACGCAAGGGAGAGGGTTAATTGGAACTTGCGTCGGGCGGTGAGTTTTTTGTCTCTTCCTCACTCTTAATGGCATCGGTTAATTTCTTAAAGATGTCATTATCTAGCTGAGAAAGCGCCTCTAAATCGGCGTTGTTATTCGGTTCAAACAGATTTTTCCCTTGCTCATCGCACAAACGCATTGCTAAGGTTCGGGATAACGCATAAGGATCATAGATTTGCGTCAATTGCTTAGTGAGTTCCTCTTCATTCTCTAAGTTCAACTCAATGCCTTGCTCTTTAGCAATTCGCATTAAACGGTGCTGTTGACCGTAAATTTGTTCATTCACTTCACCCACGGTTAATTCGCGAATAAAATAGTCTGCGCCGTCAATCTCAATTTTTTTGAGTTTAGGTTTGGTAGCCAATAATAAATCTCTTGTACCTTTCATTTGTTGATTTCCTTAAAATGTTTATAAAAAACACCGCACTTTTTATCGTGCGGTGGTGGATTATGCGACTGGTAATAAATAATCACGTTTGGATTGTTTAATGGTTACGCCTGATTCAAACTTGCCTTTGACCTCACCGCTAATGTTGGTGCTGGTTTGGATAAAGCCTGTGCCGTAAAGCGATCCTTGATTATTTTTGAACACAATCAAATAAGGGAACGTTTCTTTGCCGTAGAACTTCTTACGCAAATCCGCTTGCATTGCGGTAGCGGGTGCCCAAAAGAATGTGAGTTTGACGTTACCAAACTCAATATCGCCCGGTTCGGTTTCAGTGCCTTCGCTACACATCGTGGTAACATCTTCTTCCGAAAGCGTGTCGCCGTCTTTTTCAATGTTTTTGATGGCACAGAAGTTGGAAGACCAGGTTACACGCGCCACTTTGGCGTTGGTAAAGCTAGTTGGCTTATCTTGTCCCGCCCAATTCACTTCATCGGCAAAAAGGATGTCGTTGGTTTGCACTTCTTTCACTGGGTAATAGCCGTCTAACGAGCCAAGCCCAGTAATGCGGAGCAAATCCCCCTTTTTGTAACCGCTATTGGCTACGGTGATTTTGGCATTAGGAGTAATTTCGCACGCGGTGATACTTTTTTCCGCTTCAACGCCCTTGCCGATATAAAATTTTGTCCCCTGAAATGGGGTGGTTTGTGTGGCCATAAGTTATTCTCCATAAGCTATTTGATACGTCACTACACGGCGGTGTAGCTTGGTATCGGGTTCATAATCACTAAAATCCGAAATGCGTTCGGCAAAATCAAATTCATCTTCTATCGCTTCAAACAATGCTTCGCGCAAGTTAAAGATGTCATCCACTTGATTGCTGTAAATGTCGATTTGCACTTGGTAATCATCTAAATCCCCATCTTCTAGGGCAGAATTTGGGGTGATGGTGGGGAATTGATACACAATGACGGGATAGGTCGTATTGGTATCAGGGATCACTTCATAAAAACAACGCCCTGCAACCAAAGGCGACAGGGCGTTAAATAAGTCGTGTTGGATCATTTGTTTCCTTCCCTTAAGATTTCCTCTCGTAAGGTAGTAATAATGGCATTAGCGGCTTGGTCTTTCGTTTGCTCAAAGGCAGTACGCAAGAAAGGGCGTGCCGGCATTTTTGATGTGCCGAACTCAACAAATCGCCAATAATACGGATCGTTAGGGTTATACGCCCCACCTTTCTGTGTTTTGGCTTTAAATTTTTCGATTTGCTTACCCGAAAGCTTTTTTACACCAATATAGGTGTTAGTTTTGCCATTTCGTCCAATTTTGGTTTTGGATTGAATGGCTTTTTTTAATGTACCTGCACGTCGGTGCGGCACTTTCTCTTTTAAGGTTGGGGCATTATTGCGTGCTTTGTCGCGTACAATCGCCCCACCTTTTCGCATTGCTTTAACGGCAATACGGTTACTTGCTTTTCGGCCGAGTTCTTTCATTGCCGCCGACAACGCCCTTAATCCTTCCACTTTGACTGTGCTAGCCATTGACTTTTTCCTTACACAGTAATTGCAATGCGGTGCTTCGTCCTTGGTAATTCAGCACTTCGACGATTTCAAAATGTCGCTCACCAAAAACGACTCGCATTGTGGGTGTAATACCTGCCCGATAACGTAACCAAATTTGCACGGTAACTTCCGACTGCACCTGTTGCGCGGAAAAATATTCTTTCCCCGTTAAAGGTTTGACTTCCGCCCAACATCTGACAACGTCTTGCCACTGCGCAACCAATGCGCCGTAGTCGTTTTGGGTGTTGATTTGCTGCTGTATCTTGATACGATGACGCAGTTTGCCAATTTGCATTTACACCCCCATTAATCGGTAAGGTTGTATCAGCCGCCAAACACCTTGCTCAATTTCTTTAGAGGTTATACCTACTACAACGCTTTCTCGATGTTCATACCAGTGGGCAATGGTCATTAGCATTGCCTGTTTAATTGCCGCATTTGCCACAAGTCCCATTGACTCTTCTTCAGGCACACTATCTAGATAGAGTTTGCGCCCAAGTTGGCTTTCAAGGTAGGTTTGCGCGGCGGTTTCATATTGGGTTAAGAGGGTATTTTCCTCGTTATGATCAATACGGCAATGTTGTTTGATAAGCTCAAGCGAGATAAGCATTGGTAAAAATCTCCAAAAAAAGCACCGCACTTGAGTTGTGCGGTGTTAAGGGTTATTTCGTTTTCGCGGCAAGTGTGCCTTTGATAAAGGCCTCTGGACGATATACCGCAAGGGCTAAACGCTCTTCCGCCAAAATGGTCACTAAGTTGCGCACAAAGTCATCTTCGTTTTCCGTTGCAATGGCGATGGCTGAAGCCTGACGGTCAAACACTTGTGCACCGAGACTAAATGCCCCAGTCAAGAAAGTGCCTGCGTTCATTGCTTGTGTTTGCACCACCGGTAAGCCCCATAAAGTTGGCTGTGCGGTACCTTGTGGATTGCCAATAATGTTACGCCCCATACCGTCTTTTTCCAACTCAATTTTTGTCCAATCGATAGGGTTAAGCACATAGCCTGTGGCTGGATATTCTGCAATTAAGGCTTGTAATTGTGCTAATCGCAGTTGATCAATGATGGTGTAGGTCGCCAATTTTGCGGGATCTGCAAACGCAGTAGCTTGCGGTAAAATCCCGTGTAAGGCACCACTTGACCCATCTCCGTTTAATAATTGGCGATCTTCAAACAGCTTTAAGCCATAAATTAAGCGACCGTTAATGTAGCTTTGTAACATTGGTGCATCGTCTAAAATTTGACGAGAGGCTTTCATATAATGGGCAATGGTTTTAACCCCCAGCGTTACTTCGTCAAATTTAATATCGGATTGGGCTTTTTTATCCCCCTCATTCACTTGATACGCCGCCCCATTGGTAAAGCCGGTTTCACGAATGTAGGTGATGGAGTTACTTTGCGTTGTGCCTTTGGCTAACAAGTCGCGAATAGTGAGTGCCTGATCGGGTGGGGTTAACACACCCGGTAATTTATGCTCAGGGATTAATGCTCCTGCTGCACCTGCCGTATTCGTCGTCGCACTGGTAATGGTGGCTTTTACGGATAAATGGGCGGAATTGCCTTTGCGTGGATCTTGCATAAATTTTTGGAAACTGTCTGATTCCATTAACTGTTCTACTAAGGATTTTTCAGCGGTCTCATTGGCTCCACCACGACGAGCGGCTTTTTGCTCTAACTCATCTAATCGGCTTTTCGCTTCGTTCATTGAAGTTAAGGCTTCATCAACTTGCGCTTTTAAGCCCTCTAAGCCTTTTTCGTTGTTCGCCATTTTACCTTGTAGTTCTTCACCTAACCCTTTTACTTGGTCGGTAGCTTTTTTAAACTCGCTGGCGAGCTGTTCAAGATTTTTTTCTGTTTCTGACATATTAATGTTCTCCCGTAATGGATTTAAGAATGGTTAATGCGTTGCTAAGTGATTTTTCTTCAGGCTCGCCCTGAATGAGTTTTTTCAAGCCGTAGCTAGCAACAGTTACGGCTTGTGTTCGTGAAAACCCTAAATCTCTTAGGGCTTTCTCAAATTCGGCAAGAGTAGGCAATCTGCCTTTCTCTAACACGGATTTCACTTTTTCCACACGACTTGCCTCATTGGCGGGAAAAGTAACTACCGAGATTTCTCTTAACTCAATGGCAAGTAATTCTGTCGAGTCCTCTTTTTCATCATAGGCCCACTTATTTACCCGATAGCCAATAGAGAGCCCATCAATGGCACCCGCCATCATTAAAGCGTGCACTTCTTTGGCTTTTGCCACGTCGTTAATCAGTAATCGCCCTTCGCCGTATAAGCCTTTCTCATCTTCTTTAAGCAGTGTCCATACGCCGATAGGCTGATCACGGTCGTGGTTCCATAATACCGGCGGCATTTTGCCTTGCTCTTTCCACATCTTGATGGTGTCTAAAAATGCCCCTTTGCGTACGATCTCATCGTAGGCATCTTTCACATCAAACACGTTGCAATAGCCCGAAAAAAAGCCATCTTCTTTGATGGCTTCGGCTTTAAATAAGAGATCTTTAGTTCGGTTTGTCATTGGTTATGTCCTTTCCGATTTTATCAATCGCGGTCAAATTAAGTTGTACAGTCAGTTGATCTGCGCCCTCCACGGCGGGGAGATTTTCTAATGCCCGCACTTCGTTTCGGGTCATTACGCCATTTTGCAACAGTGCGGTGTAAAAACTCGCTCTTCCTGCGCTGTCTGCACGCAATAACCCTTCTACACTAAAAATAGGGTAAATTTTTGACCGCTCTTCAGGTTTCAGCAATTTGCGTGTAATAGTTTGTTCAATCCGTTTTAGCATTGGATTGAGTGAGTAAGTCAGGAAATTTTGCGTAATTTGCTCTGCACTTGATGCCCAAGATGACGATTTATCCGTGCTATAAATTAATTGAGGCGGTACACCAAAGGCACGGCAAATTTCCTCAATCCCAAAATAGCGGCTTTCCAATAATTGAGCGTCTTGGGGGTTGATCCAACTGCCTGACATATTGGCGGGTTCCATTCCTGCTTCAAGCACCATCCACTTGCCAGCGTTTTCAGGCTTGCCAAATTCGCTTAGCCCCTCTCGCACGCGCTTGCGTTGCTCATCGGATAAAATCCGCTCACCGGTTTTCAGAAAACCTCCCGCTTTTAAATTATTCTTAAAGGCTTTGGCGGCGGCATTATTCGCAGCCGTTTGCAAGCCCATTACTTGTGCTTGGTAGCGAATAGGGGATAATCCAATTAACCCATCAAGGGTAAAACCTCTAAAATGCAAAATATCCCGTTCGGCGTAATTGCCGCCGTCCACGTTATTTTTGGTGTAAATGTAGCGGATTTCACCGTTATCACTGCGTTGCACCTGCATATACTGTGGGTCAAGAATATCCAATGCAACCACACGCTCACCAATCCGATTTATGCGACAATAGGCGTTACCCCATAAATCAAGGTTAGCAATCACCGCTTCCCAAAACTCACTGGCACACATATCCGCATTGGGCGTGTCGTGAATAATTTTGTAAAGAGGGTGATCGCGAGCGATTTGCCGTTGCTCATTTTTAAGGTGGAAAGGCAGTGATGCAATGGTTTGACTGCGTAACCGCACACAAGCCCAAACTGCACTTAATTTTAAGGCGGTTTCGCCATTTACCGTTTCGCCTGCGCCACTTGCCTCACTTACAAAGGGTTCTACAACGCTGCCTTTATCAAGGCGTTTTCCGCCTGAAAACCAGCGTTGGTAAAAACGGCTCCACCAGTTTTTATCATTTAGTGTACTCATCCGATAATCATATCCTGTAAAAATGCATCAATATTCAATGGCGTTTCCGCACTTTCTGCTATACCAAGCGCCATAGCAAGTGCGACCATTCCGTCAATTCGTCCCGTTGCTTTGTGTTTTTCAAATTTTCGGTTGCCGGCTGGATCTTTGGTAATGACTGCGTTTGCCGCACACATCGTTAAAACGGGGTGCATACCGTGGCGCAGTTGTCCATTAAGCAATTGGCTTTCTAAGGTGTCAATTGCCGGCGACATATCCTTAAATCCTTGACCAAAAGGCACTAGGGGCAACGTAATGCCCTGTGCGTCCATTTCTTTTTTGAAAATATCCATTCGCCATCGGTCAAACGCAATTGAGGAAATATCAAAATCACTTAAGATGTCGGCAATATCCCGTACAACGTGAGCATAATCCACGGAGGCACCGGGTGTTGTGCGGATAAAACCTTGTTTTGCCCACACATCATAAGGGCTCCGATCGCGCTTTGCGCGGTCAATCAAACCTTGTTCCGGCGTCCAGAAATAACTATAAACATTGGTTTTGCCGCTTGGATCTTTGGCAACCAGCACCAGCGAGGTTAAGTCTGTTCGGGCGGATAAATCTAAACCGCCATACACACTTAATCCCGTCGGTGGCTGTCCCACTTCGCCATTGGCTTTCCAAACATCTTGCGTAACAAACGTGGATACTGTGCTAACCCGCTGGTTGAGATTCAAATTGCGGAACGTATTTTCAAAACTTGGCATTCGGTTAGCTTTGTCTGCCAATTTTTTGATGTCTTCCTCACTGCGGAACACACCTAACGCAGGATTGGCTTGTTTCCACGCTTTCGGATCAGTAATTTTTAAGTCTTTATCCGCGCTGTAAACGTGGCAAACCGTATGTGGATCGCCACTGTTAATTGCGTCATCAATCCAAATTGAAAGCAAATCTGCGTCATTTGCGGCTTGTGTGCTAATGGTGAGCAATAATGGGCTCTTATGCGCGCCTTGTGCGGTCGTAATCGCATCAACGAAAGCCGATTGACTGCCTTGCACTTGCCCTACTTCATCTAAAATCGCCAGCACTGGCGATAAACCTTGTGCGGTTTTACCATCTGCGGCTAAGGCTTTGTATTCAACATTCATTGGCCGTCCAATCAGCCGCTTACCACTTGGCTTAATATCAACAAGGGTAGTCAGTTTAGGGTTAAGTTGGATCATTTTTACCGCGAGGTTAAACACGAGAGCGGCTTGTTCACGACTCAGCGCGCCACTGACAATCTGGCTATTTAAGATGGCAACAGGCCCCACTAAATGCGCCAGTAATAAACACGCGATAAGTGCCGTTTTTCCATTTTTACGCCCAATCGACAAAATACCGTGTGTGGTACCGTATGGATTGTCATAAACGTCAAAAATAAAGCGTTTTTGGAAATCCTCTAATTTAATCGGGCTTCCTACTAACGCCCCCTCTGGAACAAAACAATATTTTTCAATAAAGGCGATAACTTTTTCTGCCGTCGTCATCAGTTAAACACCCTTGCAATTAAGCCGTCATCATCGTTGATCGCATTCCGCGCCTCTTGATAAAGCTGATTGGTTTTCACTTGATCACGGCTTTCGCCATTTGTGGCACGACTATGAATTTGTAAGCTGCGGCACATTTGGATTTCACGCTTATATAAGTCTTCGATCACATAGTGCAGCGGGTGCATTTTCATTGTGCCGGTGTCTGTTTTTACCCAGCGACGCGCTTGTGTTGCCAATTCGTGTTCGTAGTCATCAATTTCTACATAAAGTTTTGCCAGTTTTACCGCCCGTTCTTGGTCGATCGGCGTCCAACTGTCTAAGGCACGGCTATTGATAATACTGTTCCAATAGCGCGTTTCTAATTTTGTTAATTTTTGTGGTGGTGATAGCTTGGTTTGTGCCGCTTTGGTGGCTAACACTTTTGCAGTGGTGCTATCACTACGCAATTTGCGTCCACTCATAAAAGGCCTCCTAAAGTGCTAAAAAAAGGGTAGAAAAACTGTAATAGCGATCACGCAGAGTTCCCCACGCGGTAGCCCAAGCCGTTTGCCTGAACTTTTTACCCGCCCTCCCCCTTATTGAATGGGTGGTCTGGGTCGATAGGAAATCCACTTGCATCACAGCCAATATGATTAAGTTTTTTAATTTCAGCTTTTTGTTTTGCGCTGTCGTGATGTAACTTACAAAGTGATTGCAAATTATCGGGATCAAAGAATAAATCTAGATTGCCCTTGTGGGGGGTAATGTGGTCCACTACCGTAGCGGGGGTAAGTTTGCCCGCTTGAGCACAGAAAACGCATAAGGGGTGTTTTGCTAATTGGTCTAAGCGTAGTTGCTTCCACGCCTTACGATGATAAAGATGATGCCAACTAGCCCTACTCATTTATGTAACTCCACTTGCCAGTCTCTAATCTTATCAATCCGATTAAGACACATATCACGCTCACGTTTGAGTATCACGGCATACTGTGTTACATCACCATAAGTGCGACCACTAAATGCTGTCTTATCCAAATGCCCTAATAGCACGGGCGGAATGCTTGGGCAATGCGTAGTCTCAATCTGACTGCTGCAAGAACTCAATAACATTACGAGGAGCAGGAGCATTATGAGCGTCCACATTTTTAACCTGCGTTTGAATTGTACGAATAACATTATCGGATTGCTCCCTGATTTTACTTTCTGATTGTGTAACTTCTTGGGTAAGTTGATAATTACGTTTTGCCTCTGCTTTAAGGCTTGCGATAGTTTGGCTTTGCGTGGTGATGGTTTGGGCTTGCATTTGATTTTTGGCTTTTAAGCTACTTATCATCTGTGACTGATACCAAACCCAACCACACAAGCCCAAAATCAGACAAAGTGCGGTGAGATTTAGCCACGTTTTAAACTGGTTAAACATAATGCTTTCTCTTTCTCTCGGCGGACTACTAAGCCTTTCAGAATTTTTCCGCTTGAGTATTTCCATCGCGGGAACTGCTCACACATTGCAGCAATATCACCTTGTTTTGCGTAACGATAAATCGTAGAGGTTTTGAGTTTGCCACAGCCTACGTTAAAGGTCAGCGAGGTTAATGCCTCAAATGCCCCTTGTGGTAAAGCTTTGCCGTTGGCATAACGGTTGACGCACTGTTCCGCTGTTTGAATATCTTTGGCCCAGCGGTCGGCAATCTCTTTATCCGAGTACACCTTGCCAAAAGTAATATCACCCGTTGACCCAATTCCAACCGTCCACACATCCGCAGGGCATTTATACGGCTCACGCATACAACTTTCTGCTTCGCCGATTAATTCCATTCCCTTTTGGGTGGTACGGATTTCATCGGAGTGATTAAGCATTACTAAACCAATGATAGCCACAACCGAACAGCCCGCAATTTTTTTGAAATGCTTCATTTAATATCCAGCCCCTTTTTCAATCTTGCCACTGTGAGCTGATGGATTTCTTCCTTACGCTCTTCATCTCGTTTTTTAGCCTGCCCCTCACGGCAACGCTGATACAAATTAGCAAGTGCGGTAACAATACCAATGGCAAGGCTCAACATCATTAAATTCTGTTGATCACCAAGCCACGCAATAAATCCACCAAAGCCAGACCAGATATAGCTTTGCGTTCCCATATCTTTCATAATTTTCATACTCCGCCTCCTGTTTTCGAGGCAATAAAAAGCCCCGACCGTTTCCGATCAGGGCTGTAAAAATTCATTCGTGCGTTTTAAACGTGCAAAACCGCACTATAGATAAAATCATACACTTTTAGTTCGGACAAAACAAGCGTTTTTTATACATCACGCCAAGAAAATGCACTTGTTTTTACTTAACATCAATTTCAATGCCGTTTCAGCGATTTTCATCTGCTCAAAATAACGTGTTTTCTTAATCTCAAACCTTTCCAAAATCCCCATTCTTACTAACGCACGATTGTGATCGTACTCATTATAAAGTGGCAAACGGTAAGCGTAAGTTGCCATAAATAAATCGTAAAGCTCAGGGGTGGTTTTCCGCATCACCAACACACAACGTTCAATTTCTTCCGCCAATGGCTCACTGATTGGATCGGCGCGTCTTTTGCTTTCATCAATCGGCGTGGGAATGCTCACCGAAAGGCAAGGATATTCCGTGCCTAATCGTGGTGTGGCCCAATAGCCCCATTGCGTGCAAACTTTTTTAATATCGTTAAAAACTAATTCCATTGCTTACCTCGCTTTTCTAATAACTTCACTTTCCGCTCAAAAATCCGCTTAATCCGCCTTAAATCCTCATCGCTATAATGCCTTGGGCGTTGGTCGCTTTCGATTTCTCGCACCTTTTCGATTCCCAAACGCTCAATCAGCCCTACGCGATATTCGTGGTAATTTCCGCCCAACCATCGATTGCAGCGTTTGCATTGACCAAAAATATTAAGCGTATAAAACCGCAAGTGCGGGGCTGAACCACGGCTACGATAATGCCCCGCATCAAATCCCCCGCCTAATTTCTCGCTAATCAACGGCGTACCGCACGAGATACATTCCTTATTCGCATCACGAAAACGGATATATTTATTCACCGCACTTTGAGCTTCAGCAATGAGCTGATGATGCGTTTTCAACCCCTCTTTCACCGTCCGAATTTTTGCTTTTTCCGCCCGCACTTTTTCACGCTCTGCTTTTTCCCGCTGCTTCGCCTGCTTCAGCCTCGCCAACGCCACCCCACATTCAGGGCTACACCATTGCCGAAAGCTGTCATAGGTTTCAAAACGTTCACCACAGATTTTGCATTTTCGTTTTCGTATTTTTGTCATTCATACCTCAAAAAAAATACACATTATCGCCACAAAAATATTGACACACGCCTAATAAATACTTATAATACACACATTAATTAACAACACATCGAGGAGAAAACAAATGTGAACAGCAAACAAATGATAAAATTGCTCAAACAAGATGGTTGGTATCTTGATAGCATAAATGGAAGCCACCACCATTTTGAGCATCATCAAAAAAAGGGAAAAGTTACCGTTCCCCACCCAAGAGCCGAATTAGGACATCTTGAAAAATTAATCAGAAAACAAGCGGGGCTATAAGCCCCTTTAAGGAGAAAATCAATGTTATATCCAATCGCACTTGAAAAAGTTACTGATGGTTATGTTGTCTCCGTGCCTGATATTCCTGGCTGTTTTTCAGCTGGTGATACATTGGAAGAGGCATATAACAATGTAAAACAAGCTATCACATCACATCTGGAGTTAGTTGTCCGAGACAATGAAGAAGTTCCTCTACCAACCCCGCTAGAAGAACATAAAGCCAATCCAGATTATCAAAGCGTTGATATTTTCTTTGGCGTTGTTGATGTTGATATTAGCCACCTCTTAGGGAAAGCTGAACGTATCAACATCACAATGCCAGCCTACTTAATTAAACGTATTGATGAGTTTGTCGCTACACACCCACATTACAAAAACCGTAGTCATTTTCTTGCCTCAGTCAGCGCAGATAAAATAATGGCTTAATATCCCCCTTACGCTTGACATTCTCCTCGGTCAAGCGTAGGATTTAACTCAAAGGTGCTTCAAAACGCCTTTTAAAATACCTACAGTCGCCATTCACTGCGTCAATGTGATTTTTTTGTATCTGAAATTTGGTGTTTCTCCTTTTCTCAACCAAATTCAATACAAATAATAAATTCAATCTATGGATAGGGTGGTGAGGAAATAACCAATACCCACGCCGTCACTGTAGCGGTTTTGAACACCCTATCCGCCCAACCTATTCAAAAGGAAATACAGTATGTCAAATCAACTTTTCAACTTTAATTCAAGCCCTGTTCGTATTGAAATTTTCGACAATCAACCGTTTTTCTGTTTGCTTGATGTTTGCAGAATTTTTCAAATCCAAAATTCCCGTAGAGTTCAAAGCCAGATGCTAGATCCTCAAGGTGTACGTCTAGCGTACGCTTTGGCAAAAGATGAAAAACAACGTAAAACTGCCTTCATCAATGAACCCAATTTATATCGGATCATTTTTCGTAGTGAAAAACCCATCGCAAAATCATTCCAAAACTGGGTATTTGAAGAAGTTCTTCCACAAATCCGCAAAACTGGAAAATACAGTTTACAAAATCAACAACTCGCCCTACCTGAACCCGAAAAGAAATACACTTTTGAATTCACCGAGTACGAGCTTGAACAACTTGCTTGGTTATGGTTCAGCCACAAACGAATGAATACCCTACTCGCCGAGCTTTACGAGCCACTCAACGCCCTAGGCTCAACATATAGTGGTGCGGTTTACAGCCACGCCTACGAGTACAAACGCCATTATGAAGAAAGCCAAGCCACCCTACAGCGTTTAACTCAACCATTTGCCCAATCGAAAAAACTCAACTGGCAACGGGTTATCCCTAAAATCAACCCAACAAAAAAGCTGCTTGATTTCTAAAACTCGCCAAAATCCAACCGCACTTCGGTGCGGTTTTTGTTATACTGCCCTCAAGGAGGACAAAATGTTAAATTTATTCAAAAAACCAATTGAAATTGAAACCCTTGATGACTGGGCGAAAATGTCCATCGACATCGCAAAGGTTGCAATTTTGGCAATACCTGTTATTCTCTTTAACAGTGAACCATTACTTCTAAAAATTATTAAAACCGTTTTTCTCATTATCGGTGCATACAGTGGTTTGATCGTGCATCGACAATTGAAACGAGTTAAATCCCAACGCAAGGAGGAAAAGCAATGAATCTCACTATCGGACTTGGCGTTTTCGCACTTGTTATGGTTGCTTGGGCAATCGCTGTACATAAGTTTGTTAAATAACCCCTTTTTACCAACCGCTCTTTTGAGCGGTTTTTAATACCCGTAAAACCTTTGCTTGTCGCTAAATCTCACGCCTTGCTCCGCAGCCCAAGCATCAACATAATCAATTAGACTCGCTAACCGCTTTACGCCCATTTGTGCGGTGCTTTCGCGTAAGTTCACCACTTCTCCCTCAAAGCCAATCGCCATCTCCGCTTGCTCGCCAATGGCAATTTTATGACCGCTCACAAAAAGCATTTTCCACGTTTCAATATCTCGCTTTTTGCCGTTAAAGGTGCATTGCTTGGCAATATCCGTTAGCATTGCGTGAAGTTTTGCATTCTGTGCTAACGTACGCGTTAAGGGCTTTATTTCCACCACCACAGGGCTTTTCTCATCTAAGGCAAGGGAATGTATTACCCCGATGGCATTCGCTTGTATGCGTGCATTACGCAAGAAAAAGCGTTGTTTAGTTTCCATCGCTTTCAATCCCTAACTCATCAAGACTAAAATACCCACAAGATTTTGTACGATTCACCCACACAAATTCCCCCATACGATCGTGTTTAGCTTCTTTCAGCTTCCCTTCACAGCGGAATCTATCGTCTGAATATTCACCGATAAAAGCATTCACAGGTTGCCTATCCCATAAATCCGACAATTCTCCACCGCACTTCGGGCATTTGTATTTAGTCATCACAAAATCCCCAAAGCTGCTTTGCAGGCGGCAATGCCGCGCAGGTTAATCTCACGTTGTCTTTCAGGCGGCACAAAGCTCGGTTTCTTTGGCAGGGTGATTTGCGGTTTAGGCAACGTTTCGCCCGCTTCCAAGCGTGCTGCCATCGCTTTCAACGCTTTGGTCACTGCTTTGCGCAATTTTTCTTCCGTGGCTTCTCGGTTGTTGCAATACAAATCCGTCAGCAACCAATATTCCGCATCGTTCTCAAAGTGGAATTTGTGGATTTCCAGCATTCCGTAGCTTTGAAATTTTTTCAGCCGTTGGTAAAGCTCGTCTTCGCTCGGTAAGCCTAACACTTCAAAGCGATCTTGCTTGCACCAAGTGATAAATTGCCCCACGCTTGGAAAAAATGGCTTATTCTCACGCTCCGCTTGAGCAATACCACGCTTAAATTGAGCGGCGCTAGTTACCCCGTTATTCACCAAAGCTTCAAGCCAAAGGTGCTTGGCTTCTTGGTATCCTTCTTCATCGTCAAATGCGGCTTGCCACGCGGGGAATATCGCTTTTAGGCGAACGAACAGACGATCGACAAATTTGGCAACGTGCGGTGGAATTTCTTGTTTGCCCACAGGAGCGTGATAACTTGGTTCACGCCCAATTGCATTCTGCAGTTGTGTTGCTGTAACTTGGTTCATCAATACCCCCGAATCTCAATGGTTTTGCCACGCCACCAGCTATCGTCATCGTCGCTGAATTTTGGCTTTTTGCTGTCCGCAATTTTCCAATCCCAATCGGCTTGAAAGCCTTGCCAGCCACGTTCAATCATCATCGCCACCACCTCCCCGAGTGGCAATTTGGCTAAATCCGCTTGTTTTTTCAGTCGCGCCATCGCCGTGTTGGTGATTACCGCACGTTTGGCTTTTCGGTGTTGGATAAAATCTTCTGCAAGTTCCCCTTCAATGCCAAAACTTGCCAAAATTTCCACCGCACTTTGCGATTTTTTTTGCGAAGTTTTTTTATGGTTAATTGACTGGTTAATAGAGTGACTGGTTCTGGGTGAAATATTTTCACTAGGGGGTGGTGAAATATTTTCACTATCTGGTGAAGCATTTTCACTAGCTGGTGAAGAATGTTCACCATCTTTCTTAAGACGCAGAATGTACAAGTTTGAAGTATTTCCTTCTTTCGTTTTGCGCTCTTTTTTCTCAATCCAACCCATCTCAATCAGCGCTTCAATGTGTGAGATCGCACTGCGACGAGTGATCTCGCATTGGTCAGCGATATGTTGATAAGAAGGAAAGCAAACGCCGTCATCATTGGCATTATCCGCCAATTTAAGCAAAACAAGTTTACGAGTAGCATTCCCAACTTTACATTGCATTGCTTTAACCATTAAGAGCATACTCATTACACAGTCTCCATTAGCCAATAAGCCTTATAACGCTTGCCAGAATTTGGATCTTTCATCATCTCATCAGTGATGGGATAACCCTGCTCACGCAAATCCAAAATACGGGCAGAAAGACGCATACAGCCAAAGCGATTTAACGCCTCAAGTGCTGTGATTTTTTTACCTGTTTTTAGATAAGCCAAGATTTTGTTACATTGGCTTTGACTTTGTTTTTCGTTTGGATTAATATTTTCTTCCATAGTTAATTCCTAAATTGATTAGCCACCGCTGCAACGGTGGTTTTTTATTGCTGTTCCATTTCTTCGATCGCTTTTTTTGCTAAAGTGACCAAGGCTCTGTGTTCATCTTGCGGCACTAACCGCGATTCGTCTTTGACGTGAACGCTCAAACCAATCTCGTCCAAATAAGCACAAACCATCTCAAGATAATTTGATTGGAATCTCCCCAGATTACTTGGATCGATGCCAATTTTTTCTGCAATCTCTTTATTCGTCTTTTCCGACGACTTCTTGTAAATCAAATCCGCAATCTTGCTTGCGTCTTCTGTTAATTTATTGCGTGCCATTGCGACTTCCTTTGGGTAGATTAGGGGTTAGATAATTCATTAAGAATATCTTCAGGCGTGAACTTTCCTTGGCTCGCCTGAGCAAGCAAGGGAATATAACGGGCGTTAATCCCACCACCATTGAGCCATTTGCTAATGGTCATCTGAGAAACGCCACATAAATCAGCAAGTTTTTGCTGGCTACCAGCAATGGTAATTATGTCTAAGATAGTTTTATTAGTAAGCATAATGTTTTAAATTTTTCTAAAAAGTTTTAAAACATATTAAAACATTTGTTTTTGTATGTAAAGGCTAGTTTTTTGATTATTAAAAACTAAAGTTTTAAAATGACAGTATTTGGAGGGAAATATGAATTCATTAGCAGAACGACTAGATTACGCAATGAAAGTGTCTGGCAAGACTCAAGTAGAGCTAGGTTTGGATGTAGGAGTATCTCAAACAGCCATTGGTAAGATACTTAACGGAAAAACACTCAATCCACGTTATCTATTAAAACTTGCAAAAGCCCTTAATGTTTCGGCTGATTGGTTATCAACAGGTGATGGCGATATGGCATTAAATCCTATTGACATACACAATGTTGAGATTGCAGATGATGTGAGCGGCTCTCAATTAGATAACTACATAAAAATAGATATGTACGATATTAAATTATCGGCAGGAACAGGTAACTTGGCTTGGTTTATCAACGATGAAGATCCTGTATTGTTGCGAAAATCTTGGTTTCGTCGATACAACATCAATCCTGATAGCTGTAAAGCAATGTATGTAAAAGGCTCAAGTATGGTTCCCGATTTAGAAAATGGCGATACTGTAATTATTGATACTGATGATATAGACATTGAAGATGGAGAAATTTATGCGGTGTCTTATAAGCAACGTTTATTCATTAAGCGTCTTATGAGAACAGAAAATGGAATTCAATTAATTAGTTCAGCCGAAGGTTACCCCCCTATTGATATTGATGAAAGTATGGAAACCCCCGATTCTTTCAGAATCTTAGGTAAGAAAGTCTGGCGTGGCGGTTGAACGTTATTAGGTGGCTAAAAATGAAAGAACGCGATCAGTTTCTCATTGACTTGCTCAAAGAGGCGCTACGCCGTACTGAATATTCTAAAGCAGAGCAGAAAGAATATTTAGAAGGTTTGCTGAGCGTTGATCCAGCATCGTTGCGGAATCTCGTCACCTGTATGCTATCAATTGAATTGGAGAATCTACATCAGTTTGCTGATGTGGTAGTGGGCAAAGGTGAAGATAAAGGTGGGGTATAGGCTGGGGTTGCCAATTAAGGAAAGGATAGAAATGAGTAAAGTAACCTTCATTCGAGAAAGAATGGAGATGGGAATAACTAGTCCGTTTATTTGCCAGGTTGAAAATGGACAGTGGTTTGTCGTAAAAACAACGGCAATGATGCCAATGGAGCAACTATTAGCAGAAACAATAGGAACAGCATTAGCAATTGAAATAGGCCTGCCTTGCCCTCCATTCTGTTTTGTTGATATACCTAAGCAGGCAAGTGAATACACTTCACCAGAATGGCAACCAATGCTCCCTGCAGGATTAGCTTTTGCTTCCGAACATATTGCCCAAGCAAAAGTGGCCAAAACGGTGCAAGCTAAAAATCCTCGCTATTTCCCCGAAGATTTACAAAAGTTACTTTATATGTTTGACCGCTGGATTCTTAATTCGGATAGAACCGCTTCAAACATAGGTACTGGAAATATCAATTTACTATTTAATGAATGGCAGCAGAAGATTTTTGTGATTGATCATAACCTTGCATTTGATGAATGTGCGACATTCGATGAACATATTTTTGCACCTGCCAATAGAGACTGGAAATTAGATTGGGTTGATAAACAGCTCTTTACAGATAAAGCCATTGACATTTTGAATAACTTTGATCATATTTACCAAAATTTACCTGATAAATGGTTCTTGCTTGATGATGAAAATCAAGAGATAGACGACTGTATCAGCAAAATAAAAACATTATTAAATCGGATTAATGAAGAACATTACTGGGACGACATCGAATGAAACAACCAATACTATATAGCTTTGTAAGGTTTAAGCCTTACTTTGAAACTGGCGAGTTCGTCAATGTTGGATTATTGATGTGCGAGCCTGAAAAACGCCAACTTACTTATCGACTCGTTGCAAAAAATGACAAACGCGTGAATGATTTTTTCTATCGTAGTAAGATATTTGCAAGTGTGCGTGATACGATTAACGAAGAATTACACTACATTACAGAACAAGCATTTGATTTTACACCACAGGAAATGGCGCGCTTTTTCCATCACTATACTGATGTTAAGGAAGGTATAATTCAATATAGTAATGCCGCAGTAGGTTTAGTTGAAAATCCACAAGATTACTTTAACGATCTCTATACAAGATATATTCATCTGTGTGGCGTAAAATCCGATAACCAAGAAAGTATAATGGTTCAACGCTTTAAAGCACTGTTTAGGGCAGAAAATGATGAAATTCTACAGTGCTACAAGGAATATACGGTAGCAGGTGAATTAACAAAATTCAAATTGCCCCTTGCGTTAAAAAATGAAGGTGAAAAAGAAATCCTAAAAGCGGTTAAACCCTTGGCCTTTGATCAAATTGAAAGCCCAAGTATGATTGAACATTGCGATAATTGGGTATCAAAAATCAATCGCGCAGATGAAGAAGGGTTGCTGAAGAAAGAAAACATTCTTTTTACACTTGATACTGCTGACACGGCAAATAAAATCAATGTCCTGAATGCAATTAAACGTACGTTTGATCGGTTTAACATTCGGCATATTGATTGGAATAATAATAGCGATTTGATTGCCTTTGCTAAAAATATCTAATAAAAACCGCCCCAATGGCGGTTTTCTTTTGCCCAAAATCTTGCTTATCCCTACTCAAATCGTGCTTAAATCCATAAGCTACAATCATTTCAATCTGTTAGATAATCAACCTTTCCTTGCTTAACCATTTTCGTGGCGTCGCGAAAATGGTATTTCAGCAAAATTCATTTCTCAGTTTCCAATTCCTTGCTTTTGCATTGTTCAAAAAACAAGCGATCAAACAAAATTTTTCAAATTATTCTTCGTTAAAAATCAACCATTTAAAACATTTGTTTTAATTTAAATGCAACTTTTTAAAACTTTTTGCTTTACATATTAAAACTTAAGTTTTATTATACACCCATCAAAACGAAACAACGTTTAATGCTCTTTAACAATTTAGCCAAAGAAGCTTGCTTGGATTGAACTTAGATTCAATCCGCAACGGTGCTAGGCGGTCGTTAGATTGAAAGCCCTAACCTACCTAGTGAAAAGCAAGTTTTAAACATCTGTTGAAGCAGAAGCCAGTGAAAAACGGTGCAGTTGCCGAAAGTGGAAGCAAACAGGTTCTTGCAGGCTGGGCAAGTAAAACTCCAGTCTATCTAAAACGGCATTTACAGAGAACCAAAATCAGCATAGCCGAGATGAATGTCACGCAAAGAATCAAGGCCGTAATGATTGCGGGAAATGTTAGACAAGTGTCGTTTTAAATAAACGCCCCAATAGCTCAATAGGTCAGAGCAGCTCAATGAGCATTCGGTTGCAGGTTCGAGCCCTGCTTGGGGCGACCATTTATCGCAAGGCACACTGAGTCATTATCTACGGATTATTTTATACCAATCTTCTTGCCGTAGTCAGTGTGCCTTGCCATAACTTTCATTCAAAACCGCATTCTTAGCCACTCGTTTTTAGTCTTTTTTCCTGGTGGCTTTGAGTGCGGTTCTGAGTGAGAAATAGGAGAAACTCATTACGCCCACACGGAAGGCGTTAAACCCCGTGCAGACATAAACAACCTCCGCTTGCCCACTGTAACAGGTGGGCTTTTTTATGAAGGAAACAAAAATGAAAGATTTAATCAAAGCCACTGCCATCACTTTATCTATTGTCATTACCGCACTTTTTGCTCTTGCTTACTTTCGCCCAGCATTAGCAACGGATTTGCAAGAACACTACCTTTCGCAAGATTTCAGTCTTGAGAAAATCGCCCAAATGCAACACCAGGCAAGCCTAGAATGGCAACAAGAACACGGTGATTTACAACCTGATTTAACAGCTGAGACAGAAAAATATCTCATAAATTACACCGCACTTTTGCAGGAGAAAGTCAATGAGTAACACTAACCTCGCTTATGAAGTCGGCGTTTATGCTAATGACGGTGGCTTTCGTGGCTACATCGCCAATCTCAAAACAAATTTAAATATTTATCGCACGCCAGTTTGCCATTCGCCCCGAATGGCAAAAGAAACATCTGAATTTAAAGAGAAAATACAGACGTGCAAACAGCAAGGAATAATGCTCTTTTTTGAAGATAACTTCACAAAATTATGAGGTAACACAATGAAACGCCGCGGATTTTTAAGTGCTTGGCAATGCGATAGCGACCAAGATTATTATGAGCAATTTGAGCAACAAGACGAAGATGAAATCGATCCTGATGATAGCGATAACTTCGAGCCTTGCGATGATGATTGCGATTATTGGAAAAGTAACTGTTATGGGAGAGGGTAAATGGAAAACCAAAAATTTGAGTTAATTATTAGCACTGAAAGCAAGGTGCTTGCTTGCAATATTACCGACTTTGAAAAGAAAGCAGATCAATTTTTATCAACGCTCACACAAACATTTGAGACGGATAATGATTTTGCTCAAGCAAAAGAAGAAGTGAAATTACTGAAAGAGCTAGAGGATAAAACGCGCACGGCAATTAAAAATGCACAGCAAGGCGATATTAACAAATTGCTTGAACAAGCCCAAGACATTGCCGAACGTTTCCGCCAAGCGCGCTTAGAACGTGAAAAACTGGTGAAAACCAAAGAAGCAGAGATTAAAGCAAACATTGTCAATGGTGCTTTTGAGCGAATTTCAGCCGTTAAATCAGGTTTTGAAAGCGATGTGTGTATTGCTCTTGAACAGGTTATACCGAAAGCCACTGTCAAAAAACGCTTAGAAGAAGCCACTAAACGCCGTAGTACCCTTGCTACATTCACAAAAGCCGTGAACGCAGAAGAAACCCTTATCGCGGCAGAAATTGCCGCAGAAGCAGCTCGACTTTCTGCACGTCGCAAGTTAATTCCTATCTCTTATGAGTATCTCTTTAAGGATTGGCTCAATCTGATTACTGGCGATGATGAACTTGAGCCAATCATTCAGACGCGCATTGCCGATGAACAAAAACGCGAAGCGGAAATAAAAGCGAAAGCGGAACAAGAAGCAAAAGCGCGCGCAGAAGCGGAAGCAAACCTTAACGCATTACAAGCCAACGAGAAAACAGAAACCAATGAAAACACGGCGCATATTGAACCGCAAACGCCAGCGCAAGAAATGCTACCTGCGGCAACGCAATTTATCCTCAAAATCCCAGCTCAAGAAATTCCTTTCACAGGAACACTTGAGCAGTTAAGAGAATATTTTGCCCCAGTTAAAGCATTGGGTATTCAGGCAACGATTTTAAAGAAATAAGGAATAGATTATGGCAACCGCACTTCAAACTTTAACTCAAAAATTAGCGAACCGTTTTGAAATCACAGACGGTTCAGACTTAATGGCGACATTGAAAAATACCGCATTCAAAGGCAACGTTAATGATAGCCAAATGACCGCACTTTTAATTGTCGCTAACCAATATGGCTTAAATCCGTGGACAAAAGAGATTTACGCATTTCCTGATCGCAATAATGGCATTGTACCGATTGTTGGTGTTGACGGTTGGGCGAGAATTTTAAATGAGAACCCACAATTTGACGGTATTGAGTTTGACTTAGATGATGAGAAATGCACTTGTCGCATCTATCGCAAAGACCGCTCAAGACCGATTAGCGTTACCGAATATATGAGCGAATGTTTTCGTGATATACAAGGTCCTTGGAAAACCCACCCCAAACGAATGCTCCGCCATAAAGCGATGATCCAATGCGCAAGGCTAGCCTTTGGTTTCACGGGCATTTACGACCAAGACGAAGCTGACCGCATTATCGAAAATCAAAAAGAGCCGATAAATGTCACGCCAAAACCGAATGTGATTGAAGGGCAAGCAGTCGAATTAGCCACATCTGAACAAATCGCCACCCTCAATCAGCTTATTCAGCTCACGAACACTGACACTGAAAAAGCCTTTGCCTACTACAGTGTGCAAAGTATTGAGCAGTTGTCAAAAGCGAAAGCAGAACACTTTATCAAAACTCTTAACGGACGATTAGATGAATCTGCACAAAATGCTGATAACAAAACAAGTGAGGAAATTCCACTATGATAGACGGTTTGATCACCCTTGATTGTGAACAAGGCTCGGAAGAATGGCTAGCCGCACGGCTAGGCATTCCTACCGGCACGGGCATTAAAAATATCGTGTCTAACAGTGGGCAAAAGTCAGCTAGCTGGCTGAATTATCTCGCTGAACTGGTTGCTGAAAGCATTGAAGGTGCAAAGGAAGGCGTAAAAACCGCAGCAATGGAACGCGGCAATCAGCTTGAGCCACTGGCAAGAATGGCGTATGAATTTGAAACAGGCAATGATGTTGTACAGGTTGGCGGTGTCTATCTTAATGCCGACAAAGAGCTAATGATTAGCCCTGATGGACTCATTCCTACCCTTAGAAAAGGTCTGGAAATCAAATGCCCAAAAATGAAAACCCATATCAAATATTTGCTCGAAGGTGGCGTGCCTAGTGAGTACGTTATTCAAGTGCAATCCGCTTTATGGGTAACAGGCTATGAGACGTGGGATTTTGTCAGTTATTGCCCTGAATATCAAAAGCAGCCTTTTTATATTTACACCGCGCAACGTGATGAAATATTAATGAAGGCATTTGATAAATATATTCCCGAATTTTTGACCGCACTTAAATCCTATAAGGAGAGAGAATGAAACCGATTACTAGTTATGCTTTGAGAATATCACCTGAAAATAAGATTGTTATTGTTAAACTCAATAAAAAAGGGTTCATTGATTTTAATTCTGAACCAGAAGATGTAACTATTGAAGCAATTTACAGCGTCATTCGTCATATTGAAGGCGCCAATATTAATAATGAATTAATTACTTATAAAGAAGGGAAAAATGGTGAACTTATCCCAGAATATAAGTTAACGTTAGAAAAACTTGGAGATTAACCAACGCCAAAAACGGCAACTACACGCCACCAGTGCAGGGAGTAATGATGGATTAGATGATGATATAGAAACAACCTTTCTGATTTATAGCTTAGACAATTTAAACAATATCTAAACGATTTTAGACAATCAAGAACAGATTTAGCATTTAAAATCAAAGAGATAGCATTGTTTAAATTAGACGATGTAAGATTATTCTTAGACGATAGCCCTTAAATTAAGGGCTTTTTTTATGAGGCAAAAATGAACACAAACGAACTACTCAACGAACGAGAAAAAACGCACGGAGACTTTGTATCTGGTGCAGAAAGCTTTTACAGCTTGATGAAGCCAATTATTGATAGTCAGCTATTTGAACGAAATAAAGTGGCGGCTTACGCAATGACAATGATACAAGCAAAAGTCACTCGAATTTGTAATGGCAATGAAAGTTTTCCTGACCACTGGGAAGATATTATCGGCTACGCGAGCCTTGCACTTGGTAAGCAATTTGAACCACAGCAAGCGGTAAGTGTGCCGGTTGTGGATTATATAAAAACTCAGAATATGACAGCGAACCGCGAATAAGCGGTTTTTATTGCCTTATAGGAGAAAAAAATGGGGAAAATCATTACTCATACCGTCACTGTCGATGTTGACGTTGATGTAGATATTGATGATTTAGATCTTTCGGATTATATGCCAGATATAACCTTACAAGAGTTTTTCTATCACCGGTGTGGCAACTTAAATTTTGTTGCTATTGAAGCAATGCGGGAGCTGCGAGCCTTGCAAGGTGAAAAAGCAAACCTTATGAAATTACTTGAAGAATTGACTGGTGTTTGTTTGTAGTAGAAAAGGAGAGAGTATGAAGCTATCAATATTTAAGCCACAAGAACCTGACTTAATTATGGGTGATGGTAAAAAATATATTATTTTAGAAAAATCACGTTCGTTTGGTTGGGATATAGTCCGAGAAACAAGATACGGCTTGCCACTTGATGAAATAAAACAAGTACACGCATATCAAATTAAATATCGTGATATTAGTCCTAAAAATTTATTGATTGTTCCAGTGGAGGATTAGTTATGGAAATTAAAGAAGCTTTACACGTACGAGACTTTATTTATCACGGCTTACGTTTTGTCTCGGAAGATTGTCCCCTACTAAAAGAGCCGGGAGATACTAATTATGCACGTTGGGTTATGTCAATGCACGATGTTCCCGCAACCTTAAGTTTTGACATTGAAGAATATGTTAAACAATTCCCTTTATATTGTATGCATAACGGGATTAAACATAAATTTATTAATGTTTCACGATTAGGTGATGTATTTATTACTGATAATCTAGAAAGTACATCTTATAACAAACGAGTGTTAATTACCGACTTATATCAGTTTTCAAAGGAGAATTAATTATGGAACCATTTGATTTAGAAAAAGCATTAGCGGGTGAGGCAGTACAATTACGTAATGGAAAGAAGGCTTATGTTAAGTACCAGCTCCCTAAAGAATTTAATTCAGGATATCCTTTACACGGATTTTACACTACACAAGGTTTTGGTAATGATAGCGATATTAAAGCAGAATTTTCCAGTTGGACTTTAGAAGGTAAATATTATAATGGTCTTAATGAATATGAAAATGATATTATTGGAATGTGGGAAGAGCCAAAGCCTAAAAGATTTATCAATGGTATTGAAGTGCCTGAGTCTGTAACATTGGATACTTTTATCAATGCGAAAGAATATTGGTTCGTAGATTTAGAAAATACTGATTTTATAAATAAAGCTCCATTTTATAACTTCAATTCTGAAAGCCTTAATTTATTGAACCGTGGGCTAGTATTTATGAGAAAAGAAGAAGCCGAAGCAATGGCTAAAGCATTGTTTAATTATAAAGTTGAGACAAAATAAAAATGAATTAAGACTAACAAGCCACTGTAACAAGTGGCTTTTTTATTGGAGATACAATATGGCAGATCTTATTTTTGGTACATTCATACTTACAATGTTAATAGCGGTATCCTTTCCGTTTCAGCTATCGTTTAATACACGATTATCCGAAGACCGATTTTTAACAGCATTATTTTGGCTGGTTTTTATACCGCCTTATCTATTATGGTGTTTTTTACTAACCAAAATAGCTTTAGCTGTTTGGTCTATTTAGTACATACTAATGCCCAGCTAGTCGGGGCTTTTTTATTTGGAAAAAACTATGGACAGAATATTAAGATTAAAAGAAGTTTGCCAAAAAACAGGCTTACCGAGATCAACAATCTATGCAAAAATAAAGCAAGGGACTTTCCCGCCACAATTAAAACTAGGGCCTAGAGCGTCTGGGTGGCGAGAAAGTGAATTAGATTTATGGATTGAACAATGCCAATCAAGTCTCACTTGCTCCCAATAAACACGGTCTTACGGACGCCCTTTCTACAAAATCCCCCCACCATTCAATATATTGACGCTTTTGCTTTTCGTACGTACTGCGATCGTAAGCCGTACGGACTTTGTCGCCTTTAACGTGCGAAAGCAAAGCCTCAATAATTTCCACATTAAATTCATTTTCATTAAGTGCGGTGCTGGCTATCGATCTAAATCCGTGAGCGCATAAAATCCCTTGATAGCCCATTTTCCGCAACGCTTTATTAATTGTCTCACTACTCATATTTGCTGTTAAATCTCCGTTTTTAGGGAATACAAAATCACAATGCCCAGTGATTGGACGCATTATATTCAGGATATTTATTGCTTGTTTCGACAGCGGTACAAGATGAGGGCGTTTCTTACCTTTCATTCTTTCTTTTGGGATAACCCAAACAGCATTATCAAAATCAATTTCTTTCCACATTGTGCCAGCCGCTTCGCTTGGTCTTACCATTGTGAGCAATTGCCATTCTAATAAGCAGCGTGTTTGTAACTGGATATTGGCTTTATTTACCGCCTCTAGGAATTGAGGCAATTTATCGGGGTGAATAGATGGTCGATGTTGAACCTCACCGCTAGGGAACAATTCTTGAATATTTGCCGTTGGGTTAAACTGTATCAATCCTCCATTTACCGCAAAACGCATAATTTCATTTAGCCCCCTAATGACCTTTTTCAGCATTTCAAATTTCTTCTCATCAGCCAATTTTTGCAATTTCATTCTTGTGAAAGGTGCGGTGATTTCAGATATGGGCATATTGCCTAAATGCGGAAATAAATGTAATTCTAGCAATCGCCACTGATCTTTCATTGTCCCCGCCTCAACCTTAGATGATTTCATCTCCCGCCAATCTTGTGCGACACTAATTAAAGTATTGCTTTGCATAAAAATAGCCTGCTCTTTCTGCTTAAAGATATAATCTTGCGGATCAATGCCTTTGGCTAACAACGAACGATACTCATCACGTTTAGAGCGAGCTTCAAGCAATGAAATATCTGGATAACTTCCTAACGAAATCAATTTACGCTTTTTAAGCAAATCATAATAATTAAATCGCCATAGTTTAGATCCGTTAGCTTTTATCAATAAATATAACCCCTGCCCATCAGATAGGGTATAATCTTTCTCTTGAGGTTTCGCAGTTGAAATTTTAGTGTTATTTAACTGTATGATTTGCCTAGCCAT